CCCATTTTTTAAATAATCCCATATTCTTTTACTCTTCTTTTTTCTACCCAGCGTTGTTGCTTGGGGCCAGTGACTAAAGCAGGTTTCTTGCCATATATAGAATGCAGTTTTAAATGATGTTTGTGACAGAGAGTAACTGTGTCATCATAAATTTCTTTATGGTGTGCCTCAATAAACTCATCCCTCATATCCATCATATCTTCCGCAGTCGATATAACTAGTTTCTTCTCTTTAATCCACTTATTAAGAAGTTCCGTCACACTTAAAAAGTGATGAAAGTCCAAAGACTCGTTTCCACCACAGATGTAACATTCCTCATCCTTTACATAAGCAGACTTTGCACGGTCTCTTATGTATTTAATCTTATCGCGTTTAAGTTCACTCATAGGTTGATTTCTTAAAATTTCTCTATATATGGGCAATTATATCAAATTCCAGCAGAAAAGTCAAGAGCTATTTTTGATCTGGTGACAGCTAGAATGTTATGTCCGAGGCCACGAACGTGTACAAGGCATAACGCAGGGCATCAGACATATGCGATGCCATATTATGGACAGGCTTTTCTGTTAGTAAGTTTTCGTTAGGGTTCCACTGGTACTGGTCTAATGCCATTAGAGTATGGTCGCACTTTTGATCCACGATCAATTTGTCATTATCCACAATCGTGGCTACAGCCGCAATACCATCCAGCACACTCTTAGTTGCATTGATAGTCGAAATATCGTAATTCTGGGCTAAATCGAAACGCATTTGTTGAGCTGCGGAGTCGATGTAGATTGCGTCTATATCCCACTTATTAATCAATCCTTGAATAACTTCTGCATGTTGCTCGGTGGTCTTCTCAGCCTCCATGTACTCATCTAAAATATAATATGTTTCTGCGTCCCAGTCATACCCAATAACGCAGAATGCAGTAGGATCACGATAACCTACGTCGAGCCCTGCGAACACATCCATCTTGGAAGTATCTAGTTCCTCCAAGTTTGCCACACATTCCTCGTAATTGAAATCCCAAACTTGTCCTTGGAAAGTATTGAAAGAGGCTAAGTACTCTTGCTCGAACTCAGCCTTTGACATACCTTTCTTAGCTTCATCGATATCTTTCTGCGAAATTCTAGGGTTTTCGTGGTATGTCGCTCTAAGAGACACCCAGTTGTCATACTCGTCATTAAATCCACGTTGATAAAATTCTGAGAACCAGTTATTTCTACCACGAGGGGTTGAGATAAAGATACACTTACTATTAGGTTTATCTAGTGTAGGCCTTAGGGCTACGTTAAACGCATCCATGCCTCCATCTCCTAGAGCCGCTTCATCAAATATAATAAGATCATAAGACCTACCAACGGTGCTATCCACCTGATTGACTGATCCCATACGAATAGTGCTTCCATTGGTTAACTCGATTATTTTGTCTTTGGCATTGTCGCGGGCTACCTCTAGGTCAAAGTGTTTAATTAGATTTCGTTGTAGGTCGAATGAAATCTGTGAAAGTGAATAGTTCGGGCTCATGATTAGCACGTTTGTGCCCGGCACGAGTGCTACAAGCTGCCCGATTATGTTTGCTATATAAGTCTTACCTTGTCGTCTAGACAGTGCTGCTACAACAAATCTGTATCTAGGATTATTAAGTGCATTGATTAGCGCAACTTGAGATGCAATAGGGGTTATCCCTAAAAGTTCCATATATTGTTGGATTGGGAGTTTTATAAACCTCTCATCTTTTGGGTACTCAACTAATTCTGTTGATACCACATCATCTCTGCTTATTTCTAGCATTAATATTTCCTTATAAATTAGGTTAAAAAGCCCTACTAATGTAAGGCTTTTGGGTGTATTTAGTCTTTAGTAAAGATGTGGTACACTACTGCAAGCGACGCTAATCCTACTAATCCAGCGTTGCCTAGGTTAGTGAGGATACCGGTAATAGTTCCGATAACATCTCCACCAATGAACGGTACAGTTCCGCCAAAGATTACTTGTAAAACGATTGCTAGAGCAATTAATGCTACTCCGGCTTCAGTTGCGGATTTGATCCATCCCATAATTTTATCTACCATATATTTCTCCTATATTTAAGATTTGTCGATATTGACAAGTATAGAATTATACCAGGTTTTCATAATTTGTCAATATCAAATTTCTTAGGTGGTAGAGATAGACTTATAAAGCCTATCTTTTCATAGCTGCAGATCCAAAATAGAAACCAATAATATTCATTATAGCTACAGGTAACCATTCTGGAGTTACAAAACCTGTTAAAGCAATGTATTCCGTAAAGGTATGTGTAGTGTCAATAAATAAAAACTTGAATCCTTCTGTCACCTCGATTGGGACGTTTGTTTGCATCCCCATAATTGGTGCCATGAATACAATTCCGATTCCTGCTAAAAGGCTAAACACTACGATGAATCGTCTAATCCACGCAGCATTTGGGTTCTGCATTTGTCTAGCGTTATTCACACCCTGCTCAATCTGAGTATTCTTCTGTAACAACATTTTGTGCTGCTCAGCTTTATCCGCCTGAGCCTGCCCCCACATCTTCATCATACCGCCCATAGCGGTAGAGCCTAACATACTTATTGCTTCGATTGGTAATCCAAACATATTTTCTCCTATTTTTTGCAGTTACATTTTTTAGGCGTGTCTAACAGCTTGTCAGCTACCTTGTATACTACAGCTTTTAATCCAAAGATAACCAGTACTAGTATACCTACGATCGTAGTATACCATTCTGGTGCCTTTCCTAAATTTTCCCACGCTTGTGTTAGAGTCACTTCACTAAATATAGGTGCTAAGAAGTTCATAACGATTGGGAAGGAGAATACAAGTACTATTGCCTCATCTTTCCAGCTGTTATCCATACTCTCTTCCGCAAGTTGGTGGTCTAACTTTTTTGTCTCTGTATCCATGGTTCTCCTTTACATATCTGATAATGGGTTATTCAATGCCTTTTGTAGTTTATTAGTAAAGGAGTCTTCAATCTCCTTTACATCCTTTCTAAAAGCTCGGAGCTCGTCATTCATATCTTTATTAACGTCTTTAACAAACCTGTATGCGTCATCCGCGGTGGCTTCTGCTCTCTTGATATCCTCTTTTAGTCCCTTAGTGTCCTTCTCAGCTTCATTAATTCTTGCATTAACTTTATCTAACTCACTAAATATTGCACCGGGGTCAATTTCTGATATGGCCTCTACTTTTTGGTACGTAACAAACCCGCCATACAGCATACCCAGTAAAGAGCCTACTGCAGTAATAGCAGCAATAGCAGTTGTGGGGGTTGCTTTTAACCCGAAAACTTTAAACTCTTTGTTTCTTAAGTTCTCTATGTTATCAAGCTGCTCCCCTAAGTTTTTATCTGTCATAATTAATTCTCAAAGTTGTTCTGTAGACTTTTAAGGTTTTCTAGTTCCTTCTCTAGAAGTCTAACTTCTAAACGCTTCTTCTGTAGCTCTAATTTATACAAAGTATTACAGTTAATCCGCTCCTTAGGCCCATCCAGTGGTATTATTAGCCTAGCGTAAAGCCCTATGTCTTTAGTGGTAGGATTATCTTTATCTTCTTCTCCAAACAAACCTACAGAATTATCTATAATCCCAGTTATTCCAAACTCAAAATTAGTGGCTGCGCCGATAGCATTTTTACAGTCCATATCCCCTGTCCTAAAACTATCTTGCCCATATGTAGAAGGAGAGCTAGGAAGTTGTAAGTTTATACCGCTATTCGCTAATATTGAGGAGCTTGTAATTAATAGTAGTAGTGCTTTTTTCATATTAATCTTTAAATTTAGAGCAAATACGAGAGGCTACTGCTGTTCTCCTTAGGTCCTCTTTTCTCAATTTAGACTTAGAGCAGATATATACTACTCTACTTTTATCTGTTGAATTAATAAAAACGTCAAAAACTACTTTACCTAAGTATTTTAATTTAATAACTGAGTAGGCCGATACAAATGGTACCGGTTCGAAGTCTTTATTGAACACTCCTATCTCATAGTACTCCACATCGTTACGTTTATTAAATAACTCCATTTTAGCTTTTAATATACCACTAAGGTGGGCGCGCTTCCATTTAGGATACGTGGGGGTCATTTCATGTGAGTAAGATAGCCCCGATACTAGTAGTAGTACTACAGCTAGTTTTTTCATTTACTGAGCAATACACTCCGCAAGTACAAGAGACGTATAAGATCCCCCTGCATACGCTTTAGATCCTCCCATTGTCGCAGCAGAAGTAGTCTTAAACCAGGTGGACCCAGTAGCAGTCATATCATACTTATCAGTATAATCGAATTCAACTTTATTAGTTTCATAATCCGCCATACCTGTAGAATCAGAGATTGCCTTAACTACTGTATCTCCTGTCCAAGTTACCGTATCTGGTAAAGAAGGGCTAGTTGAGAACGAGTTTGGGGCAGTAATCTGTGCGTAGTATGCGTCTGCTAATGTTACATCAAAACGAGTTACTGCTAATACGCCTCCATCCGACACCGCTGTTGTCAATGTATACGCATTGGGGTTTCCATACGTTCCTTCTGTGTCTGTACTAATAATGCATCTTGATTGTACACTTCCATTGATTGATGTATTTTCCGCTAATGCGAATGTGCTAATACTAGCTAAAATAATAATTAAGCTTTTAAACATATTATTCTCCTCTGTGCTTCGTAATATTATATTACTTATACTGCATCCCGATCATTTCTTCGTGCAATTTTTGAGTTGCCCAATTCATTCTTCGAGCCCCTCTATTATCTGGTAGATTTCCACCATCTAATTGTACCGTTTCTGTGTATACGCCGCCTTGTATTGTTTTACTGAGGTATGTGGATACGTTTACGGCGGCATTCATTTGTTGAAGCATTTGAGTCTGTGCTAGCCCTTGTGCGAACATAGCTGAGTTATCCCCAATACTCATCGCTCTTTCTAGGCGCTTCTTCCTGTCTTCCTTTTCCTTTTCTTCTTCAGTTTCAGAATCCTCATCTTCAGGCTCTTCATCATCGTATCTATCGGTGTCCATTTCTTCCATTTCGGAATCTTCAGTTGCATCGTACAGTGTAGAAATGTCTACTAGTTCAGGTACTGGAGCTACAAACCCAGGACAGCTAGGGTCCGACTGCGAGTTATAACACGGGTCTACTTTATAACTGTATATAATATTAGCATCTTCTACAGTACCAACTCCAGTCGTACTTAAGAACCCGTCTCCAAATTGTGAGCGGTGAGTGTACGGTAGAGGTATGTTCTTAATAATAGAAACACCTCCGGGGCTGCCGTCCCAGTTGTCTACTTCATTCCAGACATACCCAGACTTGTCTGCGTTCCAGTTTCCTAGACTTACTTCAAAATCGTCTGCGGTAGCTTTCTGAGGTGTATAAGTATAGTACACTCCATTAATTTGTAGACCAGAAGGGTCTGGCAGTACGCTACCCATATCCCAAGGGTTACCATAAAGGTACGCATTATTTGTATACCCGTAGTACTGGCTTATATTAGAGAAGGAGTAAGAGCCCCAAAGTACTAAGACTACCATTAAAAAGCTTTTCT